GCTGTCTGTGATTTTGTTAACGTTAAAAGTATCAGCGGTTCGTTTTGGTCAACAGTCGGGCTAATTATAAGATCGCCTCCCTTTCTGTAAAAAACCTTGCAAAGAATTGAGGAGTAGACGCTAAAATCCAAATCAGTACCATCATCATTCAGCACTTCGATCTCATACTGAATAGTTGATTTCCCCTGGTAACATTCAAGGTCTAAACGTGCGCCTTTGTAGGTTTGGTAAATCACGACACGGTAAACTTTTGACCTGCCGCGCTACCCTTCGCCCAAAGGTTTAGGAATCCATTTTGGATACCAGACATGATCACGTTTTTATCAGCCGCTACCGCTCGTTGAGCTGCCGGAGGAGTAACGCCAACAGAAAATTGAATTGTCCCGGAGTTTGCAGAATCTGTATAAATAGCTGCCGTAAAATTAGGCTTATCAATACCCTGCAAGGTTTCGTCTAAAACGTACTCAACCGCAGTATCTCCTACCGTTACTTCCTCACCTAGTTTTATTGTCGTTGCCATTTAGTAAAATGATTTATTGTATGATCCGTTTAAAATTCTGAATGATGTATTTGTCCCAACGCCTGCGCCTTTGTATAGCGTATAGGTGGTCTGGTTGTTGCCAAGATATTGCCTTACCTGGTTCTCGTAGCTTTTCGCGTTGCTCTTCATTTCGTTAACTACCTGCCGGATAATTTGAGCGTCTACCGGCTGTGATAAATTTACCGTCTTGGTCACAACCCCAAACCTTGTGATATTAACCTGTTGATTTTGAATAAGTCTAGCCAGCGTTAAATAAACTACCAAAGGCTTTAACCCATCGTAGTAAATAACCTGACCGCTGTACGTGTAGCTTGTTCCGTTAAGTAACGTCTGGTAAATTGAGTATGACGCGTCACCTGTATTAAACCATTTGCTCATAAAATCGAAGTACAACGAGTCCCCAAGTATCGGACGTAAGTCCAAATCCTGAGCCTCCAGACAAAACGGCTCCCAGCGGATACCGTCAAGTTCCGCTGTAGGTCTTAGTGCCTGAATGTCTTTTAATTCTATGACTACCCGCTTAAGCATTTGGAACGGTGGTTAATTTAGTGCCGTATTGAAGCTCCTTAATCTTAAAATCTGAGTTAACCGGTTGATGCCAGTTGGCGAAAATCTTCTTAAATGCCCGTGAAATATCGTCCCGCATTGGCCTTGTTTGAGTATTGTAATACAAATACTCCTCCTGTAATTGCTGCTGGTTAAACATTCCTGTTTCAGGCAGCACTCCAAGAATCCCCTTTGGCATTTTGAATGATTCTATGATCGCGTTCTTATCATCCCGGCTAATAAACTCGTGAATCTTGTCCGCGTCAGTCATGGTTAACGGGGTGATCAGATCAGACGCTTTCTTCGTTCCGCTTTCATCCTCGATTACAATGATAGAATTTGCTCCCTTTGCCCCGGTAAACTCATTCAATGAATCTTTAAACTGCTTGGCTTTAGTATCGTCCTCAAATTTACCTGGATAAGAAAATATAGATCCGGCATTAAGTCCGTTTTGGATAGACTTTAGCCTGAAAAGCCCTATTTCTTCCTGTGTTTGTCCCTGATCTAGTACGCTGTCAAAAGTAGCAAGAGGGTATTGATCCTCAAGAGGTGACACGTAAAAAACCATTCCGGGGTACTCAAGGCCGTACTCTTCAATCTGTTCAAGTATAACGTCCTTGTCTGGGTTAAACTTTGGATACTCAATTATTCTTTTGTAGTTGTGTACTTCTTTGTATGGGTCTTGTTCCCAGTTGGAGTTATATTTTACGTCATAAACGTCCCCGTCTTCGGTTGGAAGGCCTAAACGCCAGTGTGCCAGCGGCCAGACAGAAAGGTTATTGAACTCACCGAGCATATTAACGCCCAAGTGAACAACAAAAGCCCCGGTAAACGTTGAAGCGTCTACACGGAGCTTACGTAAGATATCGTTCATCGTATCACCTTTCGAGTTTACGACCATTTCTCCTATCGCCTTGTCCTCGAATCCTTCCCCGCTAAGAAAGTTTCCAAGCGCGTCACAACATCCCTTTATTGTATATGACCTATCCCGTATCCCTTCGACAATCTGCGGGTATACATTATTACGTGTATACCATTGGATTTCGTCCGAACGGTCTATAAACGTCCTTAGACGCTTAATGTCATAGTCATATTGGTAACTGTACAGCACTTATTTTTCAAGGGCTTCGATTGCTTCAAGTAATTTTGTTTTAGAGGTATTGGCCGCAACCTTCTCGCCTTTTGACTCAAGGTAGGCGGTCATTTCTTTTGCAGTCCATTCCATTGATGGCTCCCCTTCAGGAAGCTCATCCGATACCGGTTCTTCCTCTTCCAGCTCTTCTTCAAAAAGCTCAGGATTTTTAGCAAGAACAAATTTGTTATTTGTCATAAATTCATACTCGCTGATCTTACGGTTTTTAATCCGGGCCATCAGTGCGTCATGATCTTCCTGTGAGAAGTCAGCGGCTTTAATGTAGCCTTTTCCTGGTACGCCTACAGTACCATCCGGGTCTTTAGGAACCCACTTCATTGATTTGCTCATTTGTTTTATTGGTTAGTTTAACTTTAAAATACTGCTCAAAATCTGCGCTGATAGCTACAAGTTTCTTATAACGTTCAACGGTTAAATTTTCTGCCGTGATGTGCATCCCGATACGGGGAAGGTCAAGCGGCTGGGATGGGTCTTTTAATTCAACCGATTCAATCTCTTTTGCCGGTTTTGTTTTATTGTCTTTTGCCATACATTTTTATTTTGTAGAATAAAGGTATAAAAAAGGGCCGAGTAAATTGCTTTCCTACGGCCCCGTTCTCTCTAACCAAAAATATTAACCCCTCACACTTTCATTATGATACTACCACAACGGACGCAGAATCTGCCGTTCCTCTTGTGGTCGTTACTCTCAATTTATAGGTTCCGGCTGTCAACGCTACCGAGCTAAAGGTAATACTTGTATTAGAAGCTACCGTTACGGCTGTTTGAGTTGTTTCGGCCTGTGTTACCTGGTTCACCCACTTGAGGCTAACTACCGCAGGAGAAGCTCCGCCTCCGTAGAAGTAAGTTCCTGTGATCGTTTCAGCATCACCGCCAGCCGTTCCAATCGCGAGATCAGAAATAACCGTGATAGAAGGTAGTGCCGCATAGCCTTCGATAAGGGCCAGTGTCGTAGCGTAGTCAGTTGTGAAGATTGTCTGAGGCAGTAAAGGCTCAAATTCACCTTCTAAAGTCGCCAATTGAATCACATAACCGCCTCCGTTTGCGTTCGTGTCACGGGCTACCCCTGGCACAATTTGAAGTCCTGAGCCTAATCCGTAAACCTCAAAAGAGTTTGCGTCCTTGCCTTTGTTCTCACAAATAGCAATTAGTCCTTCGCTCTTAATTAAACGCTGAAGGTTGTTCTTTTGAATCTGTGATATGTCGTAAACAACAAACCCAAGATTGTGCTTAAGCTGGTTTGCTCCGTTTGCTGGGGCGATAACCTCCTGTGTTGGCTTAACATCTTGCTTGTACCCATTAAAAACATGGAATACAGTATTAGACGCAAATGTTATAGCCGTGATCAGGTTTGGCGTACTTGTTGAAGTGGTTACCGAAACAACATCACTGTAGTTTGCAAGTAACAACCGTGGCCGTGTTCCGGCCTTAAGTGGTGTTACGCAATTTGGATCTGATCCTATTGTAATTGTTCCGCATCCCATATATTAGGCTTGTATTTCTCTTGATAAAATCCTTACGTTAGTGCCATCATAAACACCCATAACTATTGCATCTTTCGATGCCGGTACAGTTAATGTGCCTGATGATACGAATCCAGTTCCAAACGTTACTATTCTCTGCGTTGCATCCGTGGAGAAGTAGAAAAAAACCTTTTGAAACTGCTGAAGCCCTGGGAATGTCGCGTTTATCGTCATTGCCCCGGTAAGTTGTGCATAACACACCGCAAGATCATTGCCCTCCGGTGCGCTAAATGCTGGTGTACTGGTCGCTGCATAAGCCAGCGAAACCGATGTAACCCCTTGATACCTTACTGGTGTTACTGCTGCCATGTATTAAGCGTAAATTTCGCGTGATACAATTCTAACAGCCGTTCCATCATAAATACCCTTAACGATTGCACCCTTTGAAATTGGAATCGTTACGGTTCCGCTTGATAAAAAGCCCGTTCCGAATGTCACAATTCTTTGGGTTCCATCGTTATCGAAGTAAAAATAAATCTCCGAAAACTGTGGCATATCTGTTAACGTCAAGTTTATTGTCATCGCCCCTGTTAATTGGGCATAACAAACGTGCTGAACTTGTGCCGCTTTAGGGCGCAATGCGCTTGTAGCTGCATAAGCCTGTGTGTATGCGATTAATCCTTGAGAAGCGAAGGAGTTATTGTCCGTTGCTGCTGAAAGTCTTGATAATGTTGTTACTACTGCCATATCTCTTTTAAATTAAGAACCTGCGTAAAATACTGATTCGCTGTCGATGCTAAAGTTTGCATCCATTTTAAACAACGCCTTCAAGAAGAAGTGTTCACCTTCAGGGCGTAGTCTTTCGATCTTGAAATTCTCAACATCGCGTACCTTGTCAACCGCTGCGTACAGGTTTGAATCTGTTCCGTTGGTTGCCACACAACCTAAAATCTGGTTGGCCGGGAATGCGCTGTAGTGTCTGATCTTCACGTTTCCGTACATCTGATCTGCTGCGCCTTGAGGCTGCTGGCCTTTGGTAGTCAACGCCCGATCTGCCTTTTGGTAGATACGGAAAGTTGCTGTACTCATGTGCAGGTAAAAATCAGGATTCTCAAACAGTGAATCCGGAATGGCCGTCAACACGTTTTCAAATACCGTCATTACGTTTGCTCCTGTGATAACCCCGATGTTTGTAACATCGATGTTAGTCGAAGAAGCTACCGCGCGGGTGCAATACCCGTTAAAGAAGTTCAACCTGGTTGAAGCTGCTGCGGTGGTATCACCCTGCCATAACAGTTTACCGATTTGAAATTGTGCTTGTTTCAGCACTACGTCTGCGAAAGTCTTCTGAATACGTGGATCTAAAACCTTGTCAGGCAATGCGCCTTTAGGCTGGAACTCACGCCACACGTTTTCAAACAAACGCGGGTTAATGTCTGGGATATAAATCATCATGTCCGCAGGTTCCAGAGTTGCCTCTGACCATGTTACGGTAGCTGATTTTGTGGTAGGCATAGCCTCCCGCGCAATGATCGGGTTTGCACTCGATGTCATTTTAGCGATGGAGATTTTCTCCTGTACGTCTTCCATGACATACACGGAGCCTTTATCAAAAGCCTCGTTGCCTACGACTGCTTCCGTGATAATGTAATCAAGTACACTACCATTGAAATTGCTTGTTACTACTGGACTTGCCATACTTTATTTTGCTTTATTTTTTTCTGCTCTTTCCTTTTGAACCTGTGCGATTGTGCGGACGGTGTAAGCCTCTTCTTTCGGGGCTTGCATTACTGCCTTTTTAGGAGCTACTCCGAGCTTAACGTCTTTTTTCATTGCCAGAATTGCGGCATCATTTTCAGCCTTCAATTCAGCTTTGATCTTTGCGACCGCTGCGTTTACTTTTTCCTCAACCTTTG